TTTTCCATGATAGCATGAAATAATAAAGCACGCCCAGTAATACAGGTAACGCCGAATATAATGCAATCTTCAACTTCTCCATGATGCTTCTTAAGGTCATATAAATACTCTCTTCTAATTTGTGCGTATTCTACAGGTATGTTTCCATTTAAATAAGCCATAGTTTATTCTCACTTTATTGTACCCCAATTTGGTCCAGATTCATAGTCCACTTTGTTAGGAACTTCTAACTTAATAGCATTTTCCATGATCGTTTTTATTTTCTCAGCTTGCTCTTCGCTTTCAATAGAAAAACAAAGCTCATCATGTATTTGTATATGTGGAACAATACCTTCTTCAAATAATAAGACCATTGCTTTTTTTGTCATATCAGCTGCAGACCCTTGTATTAATCTATTCAAAGCTTTGTACGTAAAAGCAGGTTGACAGAAACTTTCAAAGTTTTTAGCAAAAGGATCTTGTTTATGTTGTTCTAAAGATCTATTTGCTTTATAATAATCTTTAGCCTCGTCAATACCATCTAATATAGGAACAGCTTCTTCCATTATTTGTTTTACGCCATTCTCATCATCTTTATATTTTTGCACCACAAATCTACCTTCTTCTGCATTCCAATATTTATCTCTTGGTTCCCATTTATTAAAACGACAAAACCTATCCTCTAGTGTGTATATCTGTTTATTTTCCTCTGCATATTTCTGTAAACTGTTGGCCAACTGTCTCACAAAAGGCACTCTTTTATGATACTGATCAAATAAATCTTTCGCTTCTTCTGTTTCTAGTTCCAATGATCTAGCTAATTTATTCTTACCCATGCCGTAAAAAAGCCCTAAATTAATAGTTTTTGCTTGCTTTCTTGTTATTGAAGCCATGTCTGCAACCATGTCATGAAAGTCTGTATCAGGATCTTTATTGTATCTTTCAGCCATATCCATTGCTCCAGATATATCTTGGTCTTTTAATTTTAATGCATAGTGTACTACAAGTCTTGGTTCTTGTTGTGAATAGTCAAATGAAGCCCACTTATGTTTTTCTTCTGGTAAAAATAATTCTCTTATCTTACTACCTTGTTCTGTTCTTGCAGGTATTTGTTGTAGGTTTGGATTTGACATACTAAACCTACCTGTAACTGTCCCACCTTGATCTGATCTTATTTGATTAATGTCTGCGTGTATTCTGCCTTTGTTTGAATATTTTAAAATACTGGTAACAAAAGTGTTGTGTAGTTTATCTAACTGTCTAGCTTTTGCAATAAGTTTTAAGTATTTATTTGTATGTGATTCTAGATATAGTTTTGTTATACTAGGTCGCCCTGTTTTTGGTGTAACTTTATAATCTGTTATGTTTTGTTGTTTTAATAAAGGTTCAAAAGAGTCCGCAGACCATAATAATATTTCCACACCAGTTTCTTTTTTTATTTGATCTAGTATTTTTTCTCTCTCGTCTTCTAATTCTTTTCCAAATGTTTTTGTTCTCTTTTCATCAATTCTTACACCTTTAAATCTCATCTCTACTAAACAAGGAAACAGTCTTGTTTCTAAATCAAAAATATTTTCTAAAGTTTTGACATTTTTTGTGTCTGTGCTTATTGGTTTTTTTATTAGTTTTTTAAAAACATCCCAAAGTCTTAGAGTTAAACTTACGTCTTGCTCTGCATACTCTCTCACCTGGTCCCATGAAAGTTTATGCATGTTAGACATTGGGTCATCTACGTTAGGTATTTCTTCTAAATTATTTTTATATTTTGTTTCTCCAAGATAATCTCTTGATAAAGAATCTAAGGTATACCTTTTTTTACCTGTTCTATTTTCATCTATGACAGAAGCTGCAACCATGGTGTCATATATCGGCCCCTTTGGCATAAGACCTGATTCTTTTCTTATCCAACACACGTCATACATTGCATTGTGAAATACTTTTTTAACATCATCTCTTTGAAATAAAATTTTATTTAATCTTTTCCAGGTCATCTTTGGGTCTAAATTTTGACCTTTGTATAAATGTCTTATGGGTATGTATAATTTTTTATCTCCATACGCTAAAGCAATACCACACACTTTACCTTTACCTATTATGGCCCCTGATCCGTGAGTCTTTAGCTGTGGATCATAAGTCTCTAAGTCAATTGCAACAGTTTCACCACTTTCTATTTCTATCTCAGATGGTTGAGGTATGTTCATTTAGTATCTTTCAATTTCTTTATTTCTAGGTCGCAATAGTGTTTTATCTTCTCCAGATCTTCTATACCATTTTTGTGTAAATATCTACAAACATATTTCACCACGTTGCCCTGAAAGAATGATAAATCATTCTTTGAAATAAATTCGTAGGGTTGTATACGAAACTTTTTGTAGTGACTTCCACCTATCTGACGATCTTGTGGAAACACGTCTTTAAATATATCTTTATTTGTCATCTTTATCCTCCTCTCCTTCTAATGTATAATCTTCTTTACTTTTAATTAACCACAATGTTTTCTTTGCTCTAGAACATGCAACATATTTCATTCTTTTTTTAGAAAAGTTATTTTCAATTCTTGTCATAGATAAATCTAGAACAACATTGTCAAATTCTTTTCCTTTTATTGTATGTATATTTTCTACGAAAATCCTTTTGTCTTCTAAATCCCTGTTATCGTTTACTATTTTTCTAATATATTTTTTAATGAAAATATTTTCTACATTATTAATTAATTGAAAGTCTTCTATTTCTTTCACACCTTCATGTATTAATTTATTATCTATTAAGTAATCTAAGTTGTAGCTACCTCTTGGAACAGAATCTATTTTTTCTTCGCTATAATTTTCTCCAAGATATTTAGGCTGAACTGATTTTAAAATATGTTTTATCTCTTTTAAAGCAACACTTTCACCCGAACATAATTGTAAAAATAATCTTTGATTTTTAATTTGTCTTGAAGGATCTTGATAAATTTTCTTTCTTTGTAATTTTCTTATGTCGTTGTATGGAACTTCAAAAGGCACACCTAGTTTTGTAAGATAATTTAATGTTTTGATAGGGTCGTTGCCTCTGTATGTAAATACAAAACTTTCTTTTGTTTCTAATATTCTTTTTTTTAATTCAGGTGCGTTTTCATCCCACTCTAAATCTTTTAACATAAACTTTTCTCCTTCTACGACGTGCCCTGTTTCTTTGTCTTTTAAAGGTGCCCATGTCCTTGAATAACCATAGTGGTCCCAAATATCTTTTATTATTTTTTTACAATATTCATTTACTACAGAAGGACATCTATATCCTTGTTCTAATTCTATTTCTGGATTTGCAAACTCTTTGTGAAAAGCGTCTGGGTCAGCACCTGAAAACTCAAATATAGATTGGTCTGGATCTCCTGCTTTGTATAAATAGTCTATGTTTTCACACAAAGCTTTCTCTGCTTCTCTTTGAATAACACTAGAGTCCTGCGCTTCATCCAAAATTAAAACTTTAATATGCGCATACTTTGGTTTTGCATCTTTTATTTTGTAAAAATATTCTATCATGTCGTCAAAATCCAGTAGAGTTTCAGATCTTTCGTTTATTTTTATATCTGTTTTAAAATTTTCATACACTTCTACTAACTCTTTCAACTCTGTAGGATAATATTTGTACTCGTTCTTCTCATCAAAAGATAAAGTAGAGTAATACTCGATAGCATCCATGCCATTATTTCTGGCAAAACTATTAAATTTAAAAAACGGGTGTAATCTAAATAAAGCATCTATGTCTTTAAATTTTTTATTTCTAGTGTGTTTATTAAACAACGGATATGATTGTGCCATAGCAGTGTAGTCATCTAAATCAAACTCAGTTCCTTTCGTAACTTGTTTTGCTATCGCATTACAATAAGAGTGTATTGTAGATATATTGTTTTCTAAAGTTTTTTTAGAGTTTTGGACTTTATAATATATCTCTTTACCTGTTTCTTTTTGATAATTTAAAATCATTTCAGGCTCTAATATTCTTTCTCTAATTATTTTAGCAGCCACCTTAGTATGTGACATCATTAATATATCTGCTGGAGAATATTGATCTAACAATTCATAAAATATTTTTGTAAGTCTTGTAGTCTTACCTGTTCCTGGCGGTCCTGCTATCCTAATTTTCTTCATTTGTTATTTGCTTTGTTCCTTTTTGATCTATCGTTATTGCAAACTTAGTGGTATCTGCTTTAAACTTCCAAGTAACACAAGACACTCTTTTCTTTGTTACTTTGTCTTGATAGTCACCTCTGTTTCTGTGTGCATCCATTGTTTTTTTAAGATCTAAACATATCTTTCTGGTGGTTGTTTTGTCATTCTTAGATGCTAAATAGTCCATTAAATCTTTTATCCTAAACTCTATTGTTTTTTGTTTTTGATCAAAATAACAAGTGCCCCATTGTATGTTATGTTTTTCCACACTGACTGTAGCTTTTTCTATAAAATCATAGATTAAAGATTCAAATTGATATTTCTTCTGTGTCTCCTCCTCTGCTTCTTCTATATTTCTTTTAGTTAGTCTTTGTAGTTGCCATTGTCTAAAGTCATCTGACTTCATTTGATATAAAGTATTTGAAGGGAAGTAACCTGCATCTGAAAGTTTATTACAGAATAATTTTTTATCAATAATTTCTGATCCTGTAAATTCTACACGAACTTGTTTTAAATTTTCAGTAGAGTCTTTAACAACTTTTACAACATCAAAAAATACAGGAGGTTCACTAGTGTACTCTGTTATGGTGCCAAATAACTCCTCTGCTCTTACAAGTTTTTCTGCTTCTTCTTTATTAATACCACAAATATGAAACCTACATGCTGCCGGGTCACAGTCTTTTTGTATGTTTGGTCTTTTGCAAAGATATTTATACTCAACGTTTTCTGATTTAAATATTGTCTTTTCTATTTCATCTTCTGATAAAGGACTCTCCATACTTTTTTTATTAAAAAATTTTAATAAATCTTTTGCATCAAAGTTTGAAAACTCAGGTATTTCTTTTGCGTGTTTCTCTGCTCTCTTTGCCCATGTAAAACAATGCATAAGATAATCATTTCTACCTATGTTTGCAGGTATTTTATTATCATTTCTTTTTAAACAATTTTTCATACACGGGATGTATAAGTCCTCTAAACTTTTTGCTTTTTCTTTTTTTCTAGGTATTTTTTCGTCTACCAAATATTTTCCTAAATTATCTTGTGCGTATTTTTCATACATCTCAAAAAACTCTTCAACAGTGGCAGCTTCAAACTCATCATTCCATGCATATCTACTACCTTCTTCATGATTAAAATAAGGTAGATTTAAATAAGAGCCTGTATCTTTTGGATCTAATTCTGTTTGTAAGGGATATATTCTATCTAACTTATCTGCCACTCCAAGTTTAGCAGCAAATTTTTTCATAACTTTTTGCACTTCATTTGCATTTGTAAAATCTTTCATGAACAAATATACGTGAGCACAACCACTCTTTGATCTAAACATAATCAAAGGTAGCTCTAGTTTTCTAATTGTTTTTAATAAATCTTCGTAATCAAATTCTGGTAAGTCAATATCTATGGCTCCCCACTTACAAGTTCCATCATCTTTCAAAGGCATAACGCCTATTGAAGGATACTTGCCATCTAAATGAGCTTGCCATAGTTCCTTGGTCAAAGGTTTTCTAATCGTGCTGCTACGTCCTTCTGCTTTTATTCCGGTAGATTTACCTTTTACAAAAGTTCCATAAGCCCTATCTAAACCTTCAAATATATCTATAAATCTCTCTAACATAAATTAAAGCGGGCGTATCCACTCTCGCTTCGACGCCCACTACCTAGGATATTATAAATCTATTGAAGTTTTCTTTACTTCTTGATTTTCTGGTTTGGCCTCTACCTCACCTTTACCTACACTGATCGCAAAAGCTTTTGCCATCTCGTAGGATGATTTATCTTCCACTGGGCCAACTTTAGTTACATCCCAACCAAACCATGTTCCTTTGTCATTAGACATCTGAACAGTTGATAGTTTATAAATGTGGCTGTAAGTAGGCGGTGTAAATAAACCGTTCTTACCCTGCATTTTCAAACCCATCATCATTGAGTTCCATTTTCTGCTCACTTTTAATTGAGTAGACTTCATAGAAATCAGAGCTGTTTGTGGATTCTTACCAAGAACTAGTACAAAGTGATTAGCAGTATTATCTAAATAGTTACCGTTCGGTAGTCTATCTTTATAATCTTTACCTCTAGTCGTTTGACTAATGATATCGCTATCAGCTTCATGAATTGCAACAGGTGCACCACTACTGGTACCTCTATCTTGCCATTCAATATACTGTCTCTTGTAATGACAAGGTATAACATCAATCGTGTCATACAAGTCATTTGTAACAGTGTTGATTATTTTGCCAGGTTCTGCGCCCTCGACATATTTACCATCTCTTTTGTTTACCTCTGGAGATAGTTGGCCCAAAATTTTTAAGAAAGGCAACG